CCTGTTGGGCGTGGTCCTCTAAACAGCTGAACTATTGTTCAGCTTCCAACAGTATGTTAGAGCGCCACGATAGAAACAGAGTTGATCCCTTCCAAGGAATTGTCTTCACGACAACAGCTGGAGTGGACTCTACCGCGCCTGAACGTCAGTTTGTGGCTCCCAAGGCGGACTATGTCCGCTATAAAGAGTCGCTACTGACCGACAATGACGGTAGTCCCCATGATTGGAAAAAGTGCGAACATTACAAACTCGCACCTGTCCCTGATTCTGGGTCTAACTCGGTTGAGGTTTACTTACCATACACGAACGGCTGGTATGCCGCTCATGCTGTGGTCAAGGATCCCCTCATCCTCTATCCTGGTGGCTTCGGGAATGCGGGCGAGTACTCTTCGAGTCTCGTCCCTTTCTTATTGGAACGTGCAGATGGTGGCTTTGTGCCTCCTCCTGCTGGCCTTGACTCCCTCTTGCAACACGCCATAAAGGCGATGATGCCCGGGATCAAGTCCGAATTGTCAGTGGTCAATTCGCTCATCGAGCTAAAAGACTTCCTGACCCTACGTTCCACATTAACCTCTGTCAAGAATACGATTGGGTCCCTCTTCAAACAGGGATTCGGCCGTAAAACCTTGGCAGAGATATTCCGAACAAAGGCTGATGTTTACTTACAATATAAGTTTAACATTGCCCCTTTGTTGTCTGACATACACGGTATATACCGTGCCATCGCGAACACCGAGAAGCGTATAAACGCCCTCGTTACTCGTTCGGGCCGTGTCAGGGTCTCACATTATTCGAGATCCCTGAATGAGTCTATTGATCAGGTTACAACCCTTGCTGACTCGGGGTACACCATTCCATACCATCCTTACCCGGAAGGGCAAGCTGGAGGAACGGGGTACTTCCAAAACAGTGTTGGGCTCACCCGATCCGTAGTGACTGAACCGGCTTCATTCCATGTACAGGTGCAGTATAATTTCAATTATACTGCATATCAGGTCGAGCATGCTCGAATTCTCGCACTCTTAGATGCTTTCGGGGTTAACTTTAACCCCGCTATCATCTGGAATGCGATTCCCTGGTCCTTCGTCGTTGACTGGCTTGTGGGCATAGGCCCATGGCTAGACTCGTTGAAGGTCTCCAACATGGAACCGAAGATAAACATACTGCGTTGCTTGTGGAGTGTGAAGCGGAAAAGACGTATCCTGGTATCTGGCACTAATAAGCCAGGTGACAGGGTAATCCTTCCGCCGACCATTCCGCACTCATCCCTAGTACTACCTACTGTAGTGGAAACGGCTTATCGCCGTGACCCCTTCATGCCGGGTAGTAGCTTGATCGAATCAAGCGGGCTGACACTCACTGAGTTCAGTCTAGGCGCTGCGTTGGTAATTAGCCGACGTAGGCGTCCCAAAAGACTGAGGAGATAATCCTCAGGAGGGCCTCACAAGTCCTTGTTAGTAAACAGAAAGATCATATGCTTAGCAGTACGCTAAATACAAATGAAATCAAGAATGCCGCGGGTACGGAAGTTGAATTCCAACGCCTCGGCGATGGCCCCACACCGCGATCAGTGGAGTATCAGCAGATTGCTGAGCCTCCATCGCTTAAACACCGATTGAACATTGCTCACCAAGAGCAGGGTCAAGGTATCAAGCGACGCCGCCGTTCAGTTGTGCGATTCGACAAAACTGTCGTATCCACGGTGGACAGCGTTACGCCGGTCACGGTATCCGCCTATGCAGTGTTGGACGCCCCTGTGGGCGCAATGGCTGCATCGACGGAGTTCGCAAATGTAGTTGCAGAGTTGATGTCGTTTATGGCCTCTTTAGGGGCCTCGACGACGATTCTCTACGACTGCACTGGGAATGGTGCCAAAACACTCATCGAAGGTGGCTTGTGAAGCCACCCCGACTGTGCATTCCTTCTATTCTTATTTCAGCAGCTCTCTTCACCTTGGTGGTGTTGGGAGTTGTTGCATGCCGAATAGTTGATCTCAAATTGGACGTAAAAGAGGTCGAAGTACCGATCCGCAAGGATGGTGCTCCGATTCTCCCATAAGGTCCTTGCATAGATAGCCCCTTAATAAGGGGTGTCTCTGCATGCGATCTTTAGTCTCTTCCTACAGCTCATACGTTTCGTACGCGAGGCCGTTTGCAGACGCAACAGACTGGAGATCCGATGGACGTGTTATTAACACGTTCATTGGTATCCATGTCTGTTGTTCTGCGCCGGTACTCGGTTCGACGCGTGTGGGTGGTACGAGTCCATCCAACAATACGTGGACGATCAAGTTCTTTCTGAACTTGACCGTCTCGCCGTTGGGGATGGATTCGAGGAAGGAATTATTTATGTTGTTTGTAGACATAAGTAGTTTATTTGAGGTTCGTATCGTTTAGTATTAGCTGCTCTAGGCTCAGGGTACTCACCATATGGCAGTACTTAAAAGCCTGAATGATAATGAAATCATCGCAGCCTTGCTACACGACGTCTATAAGACTCATGGTAGCTGGTTCAGCTATTCAGCGTACCGTCGAACCTTGAGAAAGGTTCAGGTCCGCCTTAACCAGGAAGGAATTGGGTTTTTAACAAAAACCCTTCCCCGTCTCGGCAAAGCCTTTGATAAGGCTTTGTCTGCAAATACTCCATTGAACGGTGCTAAGCTGAGGTTCAAAACTCAGCCTGGCAGTTGTCTGCCGAGGTTTCTCGGTGAGGCATTCAATAGGGTGCTTACAAAAGACGGTTCACTCCTACCTGATCCATGCGTTGCATGTGTCAGAGTAATTCGTGACGTTTGCTACTTATACTATAAGTACAAGCTTCCGTTTACCGGAGAACAAGAACAAGAGGTCGTCAGTAAGTTTGTACAAACTGAAGTTGACCTCTCGACCGTTAGCAGACATCTCGGATCGCTCCGTGTTGCTGTTAACTTGCACGACCAAGCTCATACGGTCCCTTTAAAAGGATCGCAAGAACTCGTCGTCCGCCGCGCGAACAACCTGTTAAAGGTTCTGTTCGAGCGTTTCGATCCGACACAAATCGTTCCGCGTCACGGACCCGGAGCTGTTGCTACCAAGCAACGTCTCTGGGATAAGTTCCGTTGGACGAACGTGTCGGAGAATATCACACGACTATACCCTCTTGACGCGTATTTCTATGCGTCATTAGGACATGTCTGTGATCGTCTTGATGAGTTTAAACACATCAAGCAGGAGGATCTCCCAGCCCGAGTAATACTCGTGCCGAAAGATTCTCGCGGCCCAAGGCTAATCAGTACTGAACCAGTGGATTACCAATGGATTCAGCAAGGATTAGGCCGGGCTTTAGTTGACCATGTCGAGCACAACGCCCTAACAAGGTTCAATGTGTTCTTCACAGCTCAAGAGCCGAATCAGCGTGGAGCCTTGTTGGGCTCTTCTACTGGTCGGTACGCGACTCTGGACCTCAATGAGGCTTCGGATCGCGTTTCACTTGAGTTGGTTCGCCTACTCTTCCCGCCTCGCATATGCGAGTACCTCGAAGCCTGTAGGAGTTCCTCGACTGTGCTACCGGACGGTCAGGTTCTAAGACTGAATAAGTTCGCGCCAATGGGAAGTTGTTTATGCTTCCCTATATTGGCTCTTACCGTTTGGTCTATCCTGACTGCCGCTGCACCTGACAGGGATACCCGAGAAGGGATCCTTGTGTACGGAGACGACGTGATCGTACCAACGGCTTATGCCGCAGACGCGATCGAACAGCTCGAGTCGTTTGGGTTGAAAATCAACCGCGACAAGAGTTGCACTGGTGGACTCTTTAGAGAGTCGTGTGGCACCGACGCCTTCGCAGGCGTCAACGTCACTCCCGTCCGTTTACGGACGGTCTGGTCGTCTATCCCATCGCCTAACGTCTATACTAGTTGGATCGAATATTCGAACTCCTTCTATGATAGAGGTTACTTCACCGTCTACGAGCGAATCGTAGAGGAGCTGCACCGTATCTATGGTGCAATTCCGAGCAGTGACATGTGTCTAACGTGTCCCTCTCTGAGAGAGGTATCCGATGACAGGAAGCCGAAACGCCGTCGCACCAATAAGAGCTTGCAAAAGCTCCAATGGTACGTATGGGATGTTTCGTCTCCGATCATTAATCACGAGATGGACGGGTGGAGGATGTTGCTTCGTTTTTTTACGAGCGCAACTTCTTCTTCGCCGCCGCATCCAGATGGTTCAACGTTGCCCGACAAGTCATACGACCCGTCAAACAACGTATCGGTTAGTCAGTACACACGCCGTGGAACTAGCATGCTAGTTCGCAGGTGGCGATGATAC